GATCGAGTTTCTTGAACAGGGTACGGACCGTGGTATCGTTGGTGGTCCACTTCCCTTCCTTATCTGCTTCGAGCAATTCAGGATCCGGATCGATCTGAACTTTGCCACCGGCCATAACGGTAACGTGAGTACCGCCGATGAACAGGGAGTTCTCCTTACCGAAGATCTTCTCCAGCTTGCCGTGGAACTGCTTCTCACCGTCTTGGTAGTGCTCCCAAGCTTTGCTGAGCTGACCGTGAGCCAGAACAGTCTGCTTAGTGTCATTAGAGAACCACTCGATAGCCTTGACGTATTCCTGGCCTTTAACGATGGCTGCTTCAAGTGTATCGAGCGACTTGGCCATCCAGTCCAGATGATCGGGTACCTTGGCCTTACTGGCCCACAGGCTGATGTAAACCGGAGGGTAAGCATGGTAGCCTCCCTTAACACCGTTCTTGTCCAGAGCGGCTTCCAGCTTCTTCATCTTCGTCTCAGCGATCTTGCTCTTGCTGGTAAAGAAGCTGAACAACCACTTGAAGAAGTTCTTCACCGCTTGGATAAGAGTACCCACGGTGTCTTTGACCCATTGGATCAAACCTTCGTTACCAACAACACCGTCCAGATCGGCGTGAGCACGTGGCAGGTGTTGCAAGGTATAACGGTAGTAACCTTCGCTACCATCAACTTGGTCGTATTCATCAGACAGTTTGTCTTCGACCTTCTCTGCAACTGGCAATTGATCCCCACCGGCTTCGCTCTCGTAAAGCTCCATCACTGTAGGGGTATTAACAAAACGACGAGCAAGTACCGACGTAGTCATGTGAGAATACCTTTGGGTTATAAATATAGGCTGAACCTATAGCATCCTTCGAAAAAACAAATTGCAGCCATAAAGACTACTATCGGGGATTGCTCCCCGATAGTAGTTACTTTACGTCTTTACAGCAGCACCGGCCGGATTAGAACGACAGGTGAGCAGCAACGCCGTCGCAGCTGGCTTTCAGAGTCGACATGGTGTGCTTGGAGACCGCTTGAGTAACCGAAGCAGCCGAAGCGAAGATCGCTTTAACCAGGGTCACTTGCTTGTTGATCTCGGCAGTCTTGTCGCTGTCCGAAGCCTTGATGGCGTTCAGGCTGCCAACAACGCGGTCACGCTCTGCGTTGGTGAACTTCTTGGCCACTTTGTCGCCGCGGGTGCCGTTGGCAGCTGCTTTGTTGTGGTCCAGGATGCCCAGCAGAGCCGACTTGTCCAGCTTGGCCTTGGTTTCGCCGGAAGACAATTTCTTGGCTTCTGGGTCTTTCATGATCACGATCTTCAGGCTGCGAGCGTGGGTAGCTGCGTCGCCCAGATCTTTGATCTCGTTGTCGGCGAAGGACGCCTGAACGCGGATACCAGCGTCGATCGAGATGAGGACGTCAGTGTTGCCCGACTTCTTCTCGTTGTACTTGCCGGCAGCTTTGGCGTCGGACTTGATGGCCGAGATCACGCTGGCGTAAGCCGACTTGAAGCCTTCCAGGGTGATGCCCGAAACGTTGTTGCCCAGGGTAGCCAGTGCAGCAACGGCGTCTTGGGTAGCGTCCCATGGCTTGGCTTTGCTCGAACCGCTCAGGCCGTTCTTGGCGTAGTCGAAGTAGACGTTCCAGCCGCCCAGCTTGACTTGTTCCTTGATCTTGGCGCCGTCGTTCAGACGCTTGCGCAGCTGCTCGGTGCGACGTACCACGCCATCGGCCTGGTTGAAGATCGACACGAAGAAGTTGATCACGGTGTTGAAGATGTGCTTGATGAATTCGATCGCTTTGCGACCGTATTCTTTGATGGTGTCCATGATGGACTCCATGCCGGTGCGCGCCATCAGCTGAGCAGTGGCTGCGTCGGAGATGGATTCAGCACCCATGCGATCGCCCTGGATGTTGCCGCCCAGTTTGTTCGCCAGCTTCACGCCGCGGTTGTAGAGCTGCGAGAACGCAACGCTGTTGAAGTTGCCGGAGCCCAGCAGGGATTCCAGGCCGTCAACAACTTCGACCGCTTCTTCAACGGCTTCTTCGAGGTCGGTGACTTGCTCAACCAGTTGTTCGATCTGGTTGGACTGCTCTTCGATGACGACGGCAACTTCGGCCACTTCGGTCTTCACTGCTTCTTCAACAGCTTCAACCACGTCGGCAGCACCAGCGCCCAGTTCCAGGTCTTCAACACCAGCGTACATATCGAGAAGATTCATCTTTACATCCTTTTTCGTTAACGAAGGAAAATTGAGTGTTTAATTAAACAGTTTAGGCGAAAACACCAAGCACACCATGAATGTACCTGTCAGTGTAGCTAACCACTCGTGGAGTGAATCCGCTATAAAATGCCAGAGCGTTCGGTTCTCCAGCCAGGATCTTTTCACCCTCAGCCATTGCGCTTGAGCTAACCTTATCCAACTTACTAAGGTTAGTGTCGACAGCCTTGACCATTTCTGACCACGACTTGATAAAAGACAGGTAACTGTCGTACGACGTCTTCAAGCGTTTGTGCATAGAGTTAACCTTATCGAGCTTGTTCAGCAATGAGCTGACTTCGGAGCGCGAGAAGGTGACACCAGATCCTGCCTCTGCAGGTGCGTCTCCGCCTATAAGATATTTAGGTGACTTACCTTCGTTGTACACGAACTCCCACGTCTTGCCACCTGGCAGTACGTCTGAGCTATGGGTATCACCTTTGGAGTGGGGCAGATTAAACATTGGGTACTTCAGCCCTTGGAACTCCTCTACCACGGCGAAGATGCCTTCAGCTGTGCTAACACCTTTCAACTTGCGTGCTACGATCAACTGCTTATCCAGGAAGCTCAACAAGCCCTTGCTGTGTTGATCCAGGATATCCAACGCACGCAGCAATAGATCCATATCATGCCCGATACGCTCTATGTCCCCTTCAGACGTCAACAAGGCAATGGTTTCTTTCGAGAGGTTAAGCTCGTGATCCTCTACCTTGCTAAAGTTCTGTAACAGCTTCTTGATCAGTACGTCGTTCTCGCTGAAAGCCTTGTAGAGCCCATTACCAGCAGCGCCCAGTGCCTTACCAAACAAACTGACAGTAGTACCGCCAACCCATTTGCTCACAGAGAACAGACCGGATCCCAAATCCTTCATGCCAGTAACCAAGGTCTCTTTAAAGTCCTCGTTACCAGCCACTGCTACTGTTAGCCGGTGTGGGGCCTCCAGTAGCAGCTTGCCCAGGATTTCGACTTCACGCTGATCTTCACGCAGGACTGTGTGTGACTCCAGCCCTTCACGATACAGACGTTTCGTGCTACTCATCCTGACCCCCGACCCTTACTGGGTGTTTGCCTTGACCGACAGGTTGCTCAGTTCGATCAACCCATTGATGATCAGCGTGAGGTAGTTGGTAACCGAAGCACGAAGTGTCAACAGTTCCATCTGGTTCTTGCGCACAACAGCAGAGAACGCTGTAAGCACTTGATCCTTCAACTCGTCGGACATCTCTGACTCGTAGATACCTTTGGTGATATCGTTGTAGTCACTGTCAGCCAACTTGTACTTGTCGCCGTTGTCGAAGGCCTTGCGCCATTCTTTCAACAGCTCATGCAGGTGCTTGCCGATCGCTTTGCACTGACCGGACGACAGACTCTTCACTTCATTGCCCAGTTTAGGGAAGATGATTTCGGAGCTGTTCTGGAAGCCGGTGTATTCTTCTTCCAGATACAGACGCAGATAGTTATCCACGTCATCCGTCGTATCAGCCTTATACGCAGGCTTGGTCTGACGGGCATCGATGAAGTAAGCGCCGCCCATGAGTTCCACAGACTGACGGGCGGTGATGCGCGCAGTGGTGTGTTCCTTGTTAGGGTAGGTGCATTCCTTGAAGCGTTCCGAAGGGATCGACACAGGCAGCAGCAGGAAGCGAGACAATGCTTCTTCCTGAGTGTTACCAGCGAACCCACCGAAGTAGCTCATGGTTGCGTTCATGGCGTTCTTGCTGTTCAGGTAGTAGTTACCCGACAACGCGGCGATGGTGCGGCTCAGCTTGCTCACGTCACCAGTCCAGTCTTCGGAGACCTTACCGTTGATCTTGAACAGGTTGAACAGACGGCTACCCAGCAGCAGAGTTTCCTTATTGTCGAAGGAACCCGACGCTTCCAGACCACGTTCCAGTGCATCTACCGCTTCAGTCAGAGACTCTTGGTTCTGAGTGAAAACGATGTAAGCTTCCTTGAACGCGATGTTGGAACGCAGGATTACTTCACGGGACTTCTTGATGAAATCCCCCAGGAAGTTCTCACAGCCCACCAGACGCGTGAAAATGAATTGGCTAGGCATCAGAGTGCGTCCAAGGCTTTCGGCGCCCTGAACGTGCTCCAGACCGTCTACAGGCGGAATGTCCACCTCAGAACGTACCAGTGCATTGTCCATGGCCGAAGCGAGCTCAGGAGTGACCTGATGCGGCTCGGTATCACGCAACACAGACCTGACCATAGCAACACGGTCTTTCGAATCGTCCAGTCGTTGCTGGAAACGGTCCAGTTGACCAGTGTCGCGAGCCAAGCTAACGATTTCTTCAGACTTGACTACAGAGACCGCCGCCATTTCAGCAGCCAACTGCAGGTCCTGATTAATTTGACCCATAGTAGCTGTCTCCTCCTAGGAGCAAAAGGATCCGCCCGACCACGCCGGCACCAACGCCAGACATCAAACGGTACAGATCGTTGTCGTAAACCTTGTCCTGATCTTTCAGGAAAGCCTCCCCGCCGCCGCTACGGATCGCTGGCGTGTAAGTGCCATGGCGAGCCTTAGTCAGACTGCGGAGTTTATTCTCCTCGATGTTAAGCGAGGTGATGATAGTCTGGTGACCACAACGACCATTCAGATAATGAACGATGTCGCGTACCAGACTGGCCAAGGGTCCTTTGCCGGAATCAAAGTTGACTTCCAGGAACTGAGCAAAGGAACGACCGGTGAGGAGGTTAGCTTCACGCAGGGTTTCGATGGTTACTGCGCCCTTCATGATCAGATCGAAGTCGACGTAAGCGTCGTTCCGCAGACACTGAAGGTTCTTGAAGATCACCCCAAGATCGGAGTCACCCAGGGCAGCATTCGCGTAACCATTTGGGGTAATCCGATACTCAGGCATATTGGGCCTCGATTTCAGAGATGGAGTGATCGTTCTTGATGATCTTGTCCTGGTAGATCTCGATGCGACGATCCAGATCAGGATCAGGCGAACCGTTACGCTTGTTGATCGCTTGCGAGATCTTCATAGCGAAGTATTCGTTGTCGCGACGCAGCTTGTCGATCCACATGCCCTGGATCTTGCTGATACCCAGGCCCAGCCAGAACAGCGGGTTGACGTTGTGGATACCGAAGCCTTTGTTCAGGACGTCGATATGACCGCTACCTTCGGAGGCCTTCAGCACGTCCAGAGAGGTCGGCGACACTTCGATGTCTGGCAGTTTGGCCATGTTGTCGAGGATGTAGCGGCCGCCCTTCATCAGGTCGATGGTGAACATGCGGTAGAACATCTCGCTACCGTTCATCCACTTGAGGTCCATGCCGGTCAGGTACTTGGAAGGCTCAACACCTTCGTTGTTCATGGTCAGCAGAACTTCGTACATCATGCGGGAGTACTTGACCCAGAAGTTCATGTACTCGATGACGTTCAGGACGTTGGCCTGTTTGACGGACATCAGCTTACCGTCCCACAGGGTTTCCTTGTAGCTCTTGACCATCTTGGTGATCTCAGGGCTCAGCGCCTTGATAACGCCCAGACCGTGACGAGTGAACTCGATCAGGGTGTCAGCTTTAAAGCCGGCCTGATGGATCGCCTTGTTCACGCCCTTGGTCAGAACCCACTTCTCGATCTGGGTCGACAGGTCGATGCTGTTGTTGATGATGCTTTCCAGACCAGCATCCAGATCAGCCGCAGCGACTTCCACGTTGAGGATAGTGGAAAGGATTTCGTTCTGCTTGACCGTCTTGACGCCACCGACGTATTGAGTGATATCCATCACATGCCTCCGTTGAGCAACTTGACCAGGTCCGCCAAAGTGTTGGAACCCGAATCTTTTTTGGATTTGATGGCGATGTCTTTACGAGTGTAAGTCTCGTGCATATCGCTACCGTGCGTGTAGAACGTGTAGATACCACGGTCTTCGTCGCAGACAACAATGGTGTTGGCTACAACGGCCTTGAAGATGCCTTCACGGGAAGAGGCGTTGTTGAAACGCTTACCGATGTCGAGTTCCAGCTGAGTAGCGGCATCTTTCGACATGATGAAGGTGTTGGCCATGCTGTTGAAGCTAACCAGACCAGTACGAACAGCAGCCAGCTTGTTACCGTTCTCGCGCTTCTGCGCTTCCTTGTAATAGCCGGACATCTCTTCGTTGCGGATGTTGAAGCGGTCTTTGATGATGTCACGACCGGAGAGGAATTCAGGATAAGTGATTTCCTTGGTCTTGGCCATCAGCAGGCGAGCGAAGAAACCTTCTTCGATCTTGGCAGCACTGAAGATACGCTTCAGGTCTTTGGCCGGCAACGGAACTGGGATCTGGCGGAAGGTCAACGGGAAGTCGATCTTGGTGCCGTTGTCGTTGTACAGAGTGGCCATGACCACTTTACCGACGGCGAGTGGGGTGTACTCAGCCATATCAGGAACGTTCTTGCCGTCGATACGAACGGTGTCAACTTCAGGCAGCTTGGCCTTGTCGTCTTCCTCGTTACCAGTAACAGCGCGGATGTTGTCATCCAGCGATTCACAGCCAGCCAGAGACATCATGCCAGCCCGGTTAGGGTTGATGCCGCCGATGATGTTCTCAACCTTCACGCCGAGGCCCACAGAGCCTTGCAGTGCGATGTGCGTCAGGGTAGCGACGATATCTCGCAGCATAACGATTTGCATCAAGTCCGACATGAATTCTTGGTGCAACAGCGAGGCTTCTACGGCCACCATTGGAGCAATGATTGCGCGGTTGGCGCTCTCATGGACCGAGGTGGTAGAAACCACATTGTATGAACGTCGTACTTGACCTGCCACGTTGGCAGCGGAGTTTATGTCTTTACTGTCGGGATACAGTTTTGCCGCAATGTCCAGCAGGAAAGACCCCAGACCTACAATTTGGTTAATCATGAATACTTCACCTCTTAATAACGGGAGCCAACGACATGGCTGATGATCCGAATCTTTACGATGGATGGTACGATAAGACCCCGGGAAATGAACAACCTACTATTGCACTCGACTCGAACACTGTTGAAGAATGGCGAGAATACGTCTTCAGAGAAAACGGTGGTCCGGGGTACAACAGTGCTTTGGTCAACATGCTCAAGGGCGTCCGTATTTTAGGTCCCGGGAACCAGATGGCTCCCATCCCCGACGACACCATAGGATTAGTCTTCATTAACCGGCCGCTGTTGAACTTATCCGATGAAAACGTGATAAAACACCCTCAACTGTTGCCGCTTTATGAACCGACTCGCAACTCGTTACAGCATTACGTCAAGGGATTGTTGGACCCTGTATGGGGTCGAGCAAACAGTGGTAACGATGCGCTGCATGACCCGATGTACCCGTGGATGGCTGGATTGACCAACTGTCTTAAAGTCAGTTCTGGTTTCCCAGACGTGTCGTTGAACGTAGAGAAGTCGCAACCTGGTATCCGTAAGGAAGTCTACCAGTACGTGAGCGGCATCCTCAAAGTCAACTATGACTACGACATGCGTTTGAGTTTCCACAACCCTAAGCCTAACTTCGTTCCCTTTATCTTCGACGTGATCAACCACTACATCGAAGGGGTAACGCTGGGCGATGAAGGGCTGGAACCTTATCCAGAAGCGTTGCTACAGAATTACCGCGATTATGACATGCGCATCTACCATGTCATCATGAACAAGAACATGCGCAGTATCGAAGGTCTGTTCTGTAACGGCTACTCTTGGCCTAACACCTACCCATCGGGTGCGTTCAGCGCTATCGACCGTACGCAGAACAGTCTGCGGGGCCAAGGGCAAGATGAAGTAGAGATCACCTTCCCAAGTATCGCCTTCCGTTACAACAACATTCGTATTGCGGATATGTTCAACCGCACTACTCTCTTCTTCAACCCAAACATGAGCGCTCAGGTCCGTGAACAGAACTTCCGCCAGTTGAAGGTAAGCGAATACTTCGAAGGTGGTTATGCTGCTTATCCATGGATCAACGTGAACAGCATGGAAATGGAATACTGGAGTCCTCTGTAATGGCATTAACTCAAGACCAACTGGTCAGTCTGGCCAACAACCCTATCCGTGGGGTTAACACTGTCGTTAACGATCTCGAGACCGCTTGGTTCGACAGAGCCATCTCGCAGAACAGCAAGTCTCACCCTTTCATCTATGCAACCGACCTCATCCTCGGTACTGGCTACGGTATCCTTAACCGGGTAGACGACGCCATTGCCAAGTTGTTCCCAGCGCACGCACGGTCTACCTCTGATCTCAGCCGCCACATGTCGGAAGAAGAACAGTACGGTATGTTCGGTAACCCGTCGATCGTGCAGTTGCAGTTCGCTATTCTGGAGTCGGTGTTTCTGTCGCTGGCTAAAGACGTAACAGTACAGTCGGGTAAGACGTCCTTCACGTACAAAATGCTGTTGCTGCCGAAGGACACCGAAGTCGAGTTCAATGGTTACACCTTCGCTATTGAGAACGGTATTGAAATCCGTTACAGCGAACAGACCAGTTATCAAGTGGTGTACGACGACACTACCAACAACCCGATTGCGCCGATCTCTACCAACCTGCTGAAGAAAGCGCTGCGTGAGATCAATGGCAACGTCTACCTGACGATCGTTATCCCCGCGCGTCAGATCGCTTGCAAGCCTACCGAGAACTTGACGTCCAACTTGAGTTCTGGTTGCAACGGTACCATCAACTTCAAAGACGACCTGTACGGCGTCCGTGCGTTCATGACCACCAACGGGGTTAAACGCGAGATCTTGGTGACCTACGACCAAGACGTGTTCAACCCGTCGACTGTAACCCTGTCGATTAACCTGAACGTTAGCAATGGGTCTTTCGACTACGAGATCCCTGACGTTTATATCGCCAACGGTTCGGGTATCGGTGTGATTGACATCTATACCTACACGACCAAGGGTGAGTTGACCAAGGACTTTACCGAGGTCAAGCTGGATGAAGTAGGCATCAACTACCAGGACTACCGTTTTGGTGCGGGTACTCTGGGTCCTTACTCCTCTGCCCTGAAGAACACGGGTGGCGTGGCATGGCGTGCTATCAACGGTACCACAGGCGGTAGCAATGCCAAGTCCTTTGCTCAGTTGAAGGCTTCCTTCATTCAGGGTCGTCGTCAGCGTGTGTTGCCAATCACACAGAACAACCTGACCGGTACTGTTGAGAACTATGGTTACGACTCTGTCAAGACCATCGACTACACGACCGGCCGTAAGTACTCCCTGACCAAAGAGCTGCCGATTCCTGACAACTCCAAGTTCTTCGCTCCAATGGCGTGCTTCGTGGGCAGTTACCTGTGCTCGGTGAATAACCTGATCGACAGCGGTGTGGTGATTGACAACGGTCAGCGTATCACCATTCCTCACAACGTGTTGTTTGACATCAGTAAGCCAAGCACTGTCTTGGTTAACGCTGTCATCAAGGCCTCCTACGCGGCTAAGAGCAACGCTGCGCTGGTAGACTTGGTATCGGACCAGACGTTGGTCTACACACCTTTCTACTACGTCATGGACCTGACAAACACCCAAGCGGTGTTGCGTACCTACCATCTCGATGAGCCGGTTGTTAACAACCAGACCTTTGTGACTGAAAACAGCACACTGGGCATCGAAGTAGGCGTTGGGCAGATCAACATTGAACAACGCGAGGGTGGCTATCTTGTTACCTTGGTTACTGAGTCTGGCAAAAGCTACAAAGACCTGGATGACTCTCAGGTGGGTGTACAACTGTCTATCCAACCCGAGGACTCGAACAGCCTGGCTAGCATAGGGGCTACGTATTACGGGCAAACGGAAGGCGGTGAGCGGATCTGGCAGTTTGCGTTGGATACCAACTTCGACGTGGATGTCAACGACGTTATCTACTTCACCAACTTCTCGCAGTTCGGCAGCGTGCAGCCTAACACGGGTACCCCGCTGAATCTGGGTATGACGTTTATCTTCACCATGCAAGGCGATAGCGCCAACACTGGTACCTTGTCGGATCAGAAGATCGATCCTACGCTGTTCACAGTGCCGATGGTGGCGATCATCGAAACCCAGTACGCGGTTACCCTGGGTCAGAAGCTGGGCAACCTGTACAGCCGTATACGGCCTCTCATCGGTGAAGCGCAGTACAAACGTCACACCACCCCGGTTCCTGAAACCTATCCTGCCACTGTTCTCAAGCGTAAAGAGAACGGCGAACTGGATCTGGTCGACGGTAAGCCGGTTATCCTGCATAAAGCAGGTGACGTCATGTACACCAACACCGTGCCACCTCAGGTTATCCTGAAGTACAGCATTGGTGACTTCGTGTTGGATGACGAGGGTCAATATGTGGAAGTCGCTCCTCGTGACTTGCAGTACCACTGGGACTTCATCGCATTCGACGGTGCGTACTACTTCACCAAAGATGACTATGATCTGGAGTTTGCTCAGCAGACCAAAGATTACTTCGTCAACCACATCGGTCAGGACATGGACTCGTTCAACTCGTCCTTGCTCGACATGACCACACTGATGTACCAGCCACGCAACAAGATGGGTTACCAGAAGGTGGTGGTCAACAGCAACTATCAGTCCTACGTCAAACAGGATCTGGGCTTTGTTGTAACCTTCTACCTTACTGCAACTGGCTACAAGAACGTCAGCCTCAAAGACGCGCTTACCGCCAGCACCCCTCAGGTCATCAACGAAGCGTTGTTCGGTGCTACTACCATCGACGTGAGTGGGTTAACCAAGTTGCTGAAGGACGGTACTTCGAGTGAAGTGGTATCGGTGAAGATGAGTGCATTGGCTGGTGACAGTTCGGTTGACGTTATCAGTAACGCCGACAGTCTGACTGGCTTCTGTGTGCGTAAACTGTTGCAGGAAAGTTCTGATGGGCTGTTGTCCATCGTTGAAGACATTGACATCGTCTTCTTGCCACACGACGTATCCATGGTAAGCCTGGGTCCGGTGTAAAGCAGCTATAAGCCTACCCCTCCTATCCCCGCAAAGGGATAGGAGGGGATATGGCCGGTACAGCTTATTCGCCAGCAGGTTCTGCGAGTACAACGTCTGCGTAGGTAGCATTCAGCCACTCTGCGAAGAGGAACGGCAACTTGATGAAAGGCACCAGACGATCCGAGGACCACTTGATATCTTCCAGCGACCAGTAATCACGCTCTTGACGGAAGAACGTACGCTTGAGGAATTCTGCGTGGTCTGTCGCCAACTGATCCTTGAAGGACTGGATGAACAGGTAGTCACCATCCAATACACCAGTTGGTACGATGCGGATATGGTCCCAAGCCGTACAGGCCTCGTCGTTTACCATATCTTTGACTTCGTAGAAGTAGCCGTTGATGTAGCAGCAGTACTGCAACACGTTACGACGGAACTCGTCAACAGTTTCTTGGCCTTCAGGAGTAGGCTCACCCTTAACCAACGCCGCGGTGATAGCACACACCAGTTTCTCGATGTACTCGTGGATCAGGCCGAAGTAAGACACTACCTCTTCCATTTCACCAGTGAGCTTGCGCAGCTCATCCGCAGGCAACGCAGTGTAACGAATAACGTCACGGTTGGTCTTCGGGAACGTGTCCGACAACTGAACCTTGAGCTTCTGCGACGACTGAGTATGAGTACCCCAGATCGTGTTGACGATGCGCAGAGCCACAGGAAGGGTAATTCCATCCTCCATGCTCTTGGTCAGCTGAACGGTCTCGTCGGCCATTTGCTGGGACACGGTAGTAGCAACCGCTTTAAGCTGGCTGATTTCCGCCCACAGGGATTCACGACTCATATCAGTTTACCCCAACCAGTCTGTTTGGAGAAGTTGTTAACGATAGTCTTCAGACCACCGATATCGTTCTCCAGACCGAAGTTAATGTTAGCCGAGAGCTTCTCCATGAAGGTCTGTGCGTCGGCCGCCTTGATGAAGACCATGTGATCGTTGCCGATCAAAGGCGCATGACCCTTGCTTTGAGCATCAAGAACGATCTCCTTGAGCTTATCCAGGTCGTTAACGAAACCGGCGTAGTAGTACGCATGGGTCCGCTGGTGCCATTCGATCAGGTCGGTGATCTGTTTCTCTACCCGGCGCAGCTCGTTCGTTACGAAGAAGCAGAACTGAGTGAAGTTGCGGATGTTCAACGACAGCTTCTGATAGCTGGCCAACATGGTCGGAGCGTTGTACATCTTCGACATGAGCTCAACCTTCTCGGCATCCGAACGGTCGATCATGGTGCCCATCGCCTTCCAGTTGACCTTGGAGATATCGATCTCGTCGCTGACCATGCCCATGTAGCGGGTGTTCAGATCCTGGATGTTGCTCAGGGTCTCGCCCACGTTGACCTTGTCCAGCTTAACCACTTCCAGCTTGACGTTTTCCTGAAGCTTCTTCTGCACTTCAGTGAAACCGTTGGTCAGCTCTTCGTTAGTGAAGGTGATACCGAACAGGGTGCTGTAGGTCTTCGACACCAAACCCACCAGCTCAGTCGAATCCAACGCGAGAGTAGCTTCCTCGATGGCCTTCATCACGCGGTTGACTTCGGTCAGCGGGGCGGTGTTGTTGGCGGTGTGGTGACGAACCTTGCTACGGTTGAACTCTTCGCCCAAGGTCTTCTTGAAGGTCTTGAACGTACGCTCGGCCCGCTCGCCGATCTGCTTGATTTTGCCCATGGCCTGTTGCAACAGGGGAACAGTGTCAGACAATTTCTTGACTTGATCACTGTCCTTGTCGAACTTGCTACGCAGCAGGTGCAGTTGCGCTTGGCGGTCTTGGTTCGGTGGCAGGTCACCCAAGAAGGTTTCCACGTTGTACACGTTGCCAGGGAAGCCCAAACCGTTCAGGGTCTTGGCGAACTCGATCTTCATCTCGTCGAGAGACTTGTTGATCTCTTCGTTGATGCGGGCGCTCTTACGGAAACCGAAGATGCCTTGGATCAGGTCGATAACCCAGTCGATGGCCATGCGGATGTATTTGATGATGGTTTCAATGAACTTCTTGAAACCCTCTGCAATAGTGCTGAAGAAGCCTTCGGTGCCCATGCGTGCGTTACGCTCAGATGGGAACGGATCGTAGCTCTCAGTGCCCGACAGGCTGAGCAGGATAGCAGTACGCTTGGACAACTTACCCAGCGCCAGCTCTTCCGCACCCATGACCATAACAGTTGCGTTGTCTTGATCACTGTCCCGATAGAACTCGGTCAGGTCAATACGTTGCTTGTCTTCACCTGGCTGGTAGGCGTCGGTAGGCGCGCTGTTACCCAGCTGGAAGTAGGAGTCGAGTTGCGATTCACTCACGGCCGGCCTCCAGCTCTTTCAACAGGTAAGCCACCAGAGTGTTGAACTGCTCGTTCTGAGTTACATCTTTGTCGTTGATGACGCAGGTGTATTCTTCAGCCTTTGGCAGGGTACCGGTCTGGGCCATGGAGCCGTTCAGGTTGTTGATGCGCCACAGGGCCTTCTGGTGAACCAGAGGGGCATTGATCGGCGACACGCTGTTCCACTTCTCCAGCATGGTCCAAGCCTTGGCGTCGACAACAGGAGTCCACTGGCCGCCGGTGCGGTAGGCGTGACGGATCAGCGCACGGGCGAATGGTTCCACCAGGATGGCGCTTTGTTCTACAGGGCAGGTGATGCCTTGTTCGGTCAGGTACTTCTTGTAGTCGAGGACGTGGATCAAATGAGACATGGGTAGTACTCCTGGGGATAGTGGTTAGAATTCGTAAGTCTTGTCGGTTTCCGGTTCACCCCGGTTATCAGGGTCACGGCGTGCTTTAAGAGCTTGGAGTTTATGCGAGAAGGTGTTGACCTCATGGTTTGCCACAACCCCAGTATAATGCTCGATCTCTTGCAATTTAAAATCGCTCTGACTGAACACCCAACCCATGAAGCGATGGATAACAGTCGACTCGTACCAAGGGCGCAGGGTTTTAGCGTGCACCATCAGTTGATCGATTTCTTTAACCATCTGCGCCTTCTGGCTAGCAGGAGCAGATTTGTCTTCTTTCAGCTTCTGGATCAACTGACGAGCAGCGTCATCGAAACGACGGTGGTCGGCGTTGTACACACCAGAGTAGCCCTTGCTGAAATAGTCCATCACGAAGACGAACGTGAACGTGAAGAAGCTGAACATCAATGCCACAGCGATACCACCAGCACCGAGGCTCATCATCAGGGCAGATGGGAACAGCAGCAGGGTGAACATGGTTGCGGTCAGCAGGCTGTTGACTACGGTCTGGATGCAGCCGTGGTCAGTCAGGATGGAGATAGCCGCAATGATACCCTTGTCACAGCCCATGCGAATGGCGTACATGTCGGCCACTACTTCAGACGACATACGTTCTACGCCGACAGAAAGACTGCGACGCATATTACGTTGCGACACCATTTTGTCGAAGTACATGAACACTGCTTTATCGTCAGGGTCTTGAGCCAGACGTTGCAGTTCGGCTTGCTTGGCAGCAGGGACATCCAGCAGAGCGCCGATATCCTTGAGCACCACGACCCGATCTTCTTCGGTATTCGAAGTGCGATAGAAACGCAGGGCAGCCTTGGCGGTCAAGTTGTCAGATACCACTGTGGACATCATCATACAGCCGCTGAACACATGACCCAATTCGTGAGCAATAGCGCCGCACAGAATACCTTGCAACGGGATACCGAACTTACCCACCTTATCTTTTGGGAAGGTCTGATTCAGGTTGACGTTAATGCGCAGGGTAACAGGGACAGTTTGAAAGCTACCCGTAACCTTGCCGGTCTTGTAGTCGATACCGCCACGGAACAGCTTATCGGTGTTCTGTGTGAACCAACGGTACAATGTAGTCTCCGTGGTCTTCAGCAGTTCGTCGACCATGTCGTTGTTGAGGACGTGGTTCGGGGAGAAGTAGCCCGTGTCAACAGACAGGTTGCCGGACTGTTCGAACTTGATGTCGATGTTCTTGAAACCAGTGTATTCAGCGATGAGGGGTTTGATGCCCTTTGCTGATTCAGGCGACAGGAAACCTTCCGCATCAATCTGACTTTCAAGGTACGACGACAGCTTGGTGTAAAAGTCAGAGCTCTGGAAGTCGATGAACTCCATACCTGACACTGAGTGTTTCAAAAAATCCATCGAGATCATTAATGAGTACTCCTCTATTTTTAGTACTGGGGCACTATTAGTATAGCGCTAAAAGCGGGCATAAAATGCAGGGTATACCGATGACACAAAACACTTCACCTATTATCGCAAAAGTTTGCAAGCATGCGGCTTATGCGATGAGTCGTTTCGATAAAGGCAAAGACCTGTTGTGTGCGAAAATTACTAACGTCCACGAAGATGGTAGTCGCAGCAACTCGTTTATTTCGTTAGAGAATTACAAGCAACCGTTCTGGATCGTTAAAGATGACCATCGTCGTTTTAACCAACCTAAAGATTACATCGAAGAACGTTTGGTAAGAGAGTACAAGGCTCCACGTTGCAAGATTCCGTTTGAAGTCAAGAAGCAGTTGTTTGGGGCAGCTGACTATAAGGCTACCATTCGTGACGTTAAGGGTTGCCCGGGTCATCAGTTCGTATTCGGGTTAGATCAAACCACCCCTGTTCACTTCAAGCAGAAGTTCTTCCAGAAGTATGGGGAGTATCAGGAGAAGGAACCGTACACCGTAGCGGCGTTCGACGTTGAAGCGGACATGGACTTCCCGGGTGAGAACAAGCCAATCATGATGGCGTCTGTCACCATGAAGAACAAAGCTTACTTCGCAGCGATTCGTAGTTGGTATGACGAACCGGATGATGAGACTATCTTCCGTAAGCTCAAGGAAGCAGAAGACAAGTATTTGAAGGAACACTTGGAGCGTCGTAAGTGCACTGTTGTTTACGAGCTGTTCGATACTCCGGGTCAAGTGGCCTATGCCTGTATTCAGAAGTTCCACGAGTGGGAGCCTGACTGGGTATTGAGCTGGAACGCAAGCTATGACATGGAAGCCTGTGAGCGTGCTTTGATTGCTGACGGGTACAACCTTCCAGACGTCTACAGCGATCCAAGCATTCCAAAAGAGTTCCGTACCTACAACCTTAACCTCGGTCGTACTCACAAGGTTAAGGAGAACGGTGACCGTACTCCTCTGGAACCACAAGAGAAGTTCCCTACCGTTCGCACCATGGCTAAATGGCAGTGGGCGGATGCCATGTCGGGTTACGCTATTAAACGTTTCCCATTCGGTAAGCTGGAAAGCTACAGCCTAGAAGCTATCTCTCAGCGTGAAAACGTTAAAGGTAAGCTGTATACCGAGGAAGGCATGTCTTGGGGCCCGGGTAGCGGCCAGTGGCACCGGAACATGCAACGGCAGTACAAGTATCTGTACTCTTCATACAACATCGGGGATAACTTCCCAATTGAAGAGATTAACGAAAAGACTCTGGACTTCACTCTGTCGATTCCAATGTTGCTTCGTTACTCGGAGTACTTCAACTTCGTTTCGCAACCTAGCCTTATCTCGGACACCTTGTCGTTTATTGCCAAGGATAACGGATACGTCTGGGGCAGTACTCCTTCGCAGCGTGATAAGTCCTTCACCGATAAGCTACCTACTCTGGACGACTGGATTGCTCTGCTCGATACTGAGAAGAACGCCACCAAGGGTCGTGCTCTGTTTGTGGGTCTGGATGACGTTATCAGTTCGGGTCGTAGCAGTACTTCTGACCTTGACGTTGAAGGTGCTTACCCAACCGGTACTCTGGCTAACAACGCCAGTAACTACACAACCCAAATGGAAGTGTACGGTATCCAAGGGGCTGGTCCGTCGAAGTTCCGTGAGATCGCAGTTAACTATGCGTCCAGTACGCAGGCGAATGCGATTGGTCTGTGCCATGATCTGTTCCGCTTCCCAGAAATCGACAAGATCAAGCAAGTGTTCGAAGCTGCTCTGATCAACAAAGGTTTCGGTGAGCTGGTTAAAGAGATGCGTGCAAACCTGCCAGAAGAAGTTAGCGTTGACAACGTAGTATCGTTCCCTACTCCTGCACCAGCAGTAGAACCAACCGTAGAAGAAATGAAGAAAGCAGCATAAGCAGCCATAAACCCTACCCACTCCGTTGTCGGGAGTGGGTAGGGTTATTCACGCTGCACGGTTTAGATGCAGAACACCTTGTTCATGGCTTCCGAAGCAGCCTTGACTTTGATGTAGTTCTGCTCGATCAGCTTGGCCAAGCGAGTGCCCATCACAACGATCAGACGCAGAGCGGCGATGTCTTTCGACAGTGCGTCTTTGTCTTTGCCGTCTTTGGCGGACTTCATCTTGGCTTCAGCAGCATGCAGCAGTGCTTCGATCTTCGACTTCTTGCCTTTGACAACGTCGGAGAACTCTTTCACCATCTGGATGTTGGCCGAGCAGGCTTTGCTGAACGCAATGGCCTTGTCGATGCTGTTGATCGAGGTAGCACCCTTCAGAGCGGTAATGAAGTGCGCGTCCTTGATGGTGAACTTGGTGATCTCAGCCGTCAGGTCGACCAGGTCGTTGGCGGTTTTGTTGCTACCCATCAGGTGGTCAGCAGCGTCGCCTTCAGCTTTGCTGTCGCCGCCACCCAGACCTTTGGTGGTGAATGCCATCTTCACCTTGACCGCGCTTTCGATGGTCTTTTCCAGGTTGTGCTTGGCAGCACCTTTCAGCTTCGGCAGGGTCTTGAGAGCTTCATGGATAGCTTTACGCTTTTCCTTGAGGTCGCCCTTCTTGGCTTCGGCCAGATCTTCAGCCAGAGCTTTGTCGCCGCCTTCAGCGTTGGCAACGGTAGCCATAGCAGCGATCTGCTTGTTGGCTTCTTCTTCGGTCTGAGTACCGGCTTCAGCAGCCTGCAGTTCTTTGGTGTTCTCGTCAACCGCAGTCTTGGCCACTTCTGCTTCTTTGGCGCTGTCACGGTTGAAGAAGAAGTCCCAGATGGACTTGAAGGTTTTAACGATGTAGTCATACACCGCTTTGAAGCCGTCGCCGATGGCCGAGAAGATGCCTTCGTTACCAGTTACCTGGGCGGCGGAAACGATACCAGCAGCGCTCAGAACGCCTTGAGCGTAGTGCTGGGCTGGAGTGAGAGTCAGGGACTCAGTACCCGCGATGTCCATCTGGTCGACGGTGTCGGTCAGGGAATCGAACATGATTTCCATGTGCGGGCTGTCTGGCAAACCGAAGCCGTCGCCATCCGGTTGGTATTCTTCGTTCATGAATCTATTCCTTGCAAGGAGGGTTGGGTTAAACTGACGGCCGTGGTTAGACTTGGGTCAGGTAGCGGAAGTACTGCGTGAGGTTCTCTTTGCCTTTACGGTCAAAGTCGTGGATCACGTGAGCCAGGTCAACCAACTTGTCCAGCTTGTAGCGGGACACCCAGTTCTTCGCAACCATCGCCAGGAAGGTCATGTAGACCTGGTAGGTGCGGATGTACTGAGCAGGGTAGGTTTTGTCCAGACCCATGGTGAAGCGGAACTGGGTGCCTTTCTGGAAGACGTCCTTGTTGTCGCGGATGGCGTTCAACAGTTCGTCAGTCACCAGGGCGTACTGAGGGAAGTCGAGTTTCAGCGTGTTGCCGACGGTCTCGATGAAGCTCACTTGTTCCTGAACTTCTTCTTCCTTGCTCTTGTAGCGCTTAGCGCCAGACAAGAACTCCATGTGTTGCTTGATACGAGCAACAATGACGTCGGTGGTAACGGTACCCTTGGCGTTCACCATTTTGTTAATGGCGATAACGTCTTGCTTAGGCACGAAGGAAGCTTCGGCGGTAGCAGGGGCAGCGGCAGCAGGAGGAGCAGCAACTGGTGCAACTTCCTTGGTAACCACTGGAGCAGCTTCGGCTTCAGCCGGCGCTTTCCCGCTCAGGTCAGTAACCTGAGGAGAGGTAAAGGTGTCTTTGCTCATGAAAGGGCCCTTTCGTATGAGAATTTAAATAAGGGTGTCTGGTAAAGCCGTCGCGACATAAAATACGGTTAATACCCCGGGAACCCAAAGGCCCCCGGGGTATTAATCAAAAGAGCTTTTTATCCAAACCCAGCTGCTGCATAATTGCTTTAAGATCTTTGTTGGTAGACGACTTACCATCGGCATCCGGAGGGTTAGGGTTGTCCAGCTTATCCCGTTCATTCCTTCCCTCCGTAATGCCGTCCAGCAACTCATCGGTCACGCACATCGGCCACTCCATGAAGTCTTTGAGACTAATAACCTCATGGAGCTTGTGGAACCCGAACATCTTCCCACTCGACTTAAGAGACCACGGGTGATAATACTCGTGCTCTTCTTTGAAGTACTGTACCGACGAGAAAGGGGTCTTAGTCTTGGTGTTGTAGTAGTTCATGTTTAAGTCGTGGAGCATTGACTCACTGAACACCATTGACTCCTCAGGCAAGTGAGCGGTAGACACACCGACCAACTGACTGTAGACCTGTCTGTAAACAGGACTGAAGACTATTTCCCCTCTTCGCCCACGCGGATCTATTCGGAGAGGGCTTCGGACTTGGCTCTGCCCGACTCCACCGCTTGCGCCAGCATCGCCAACTGGGTGAGGGTAAAAAAACTCATGATTGGGTCAATAGGAGTATAACCCAACTTGCGGTCCAGGAAGTGTTCCGGGTCCTGGAGGTCGCCCGACTGCTTGCTGCACACAGGGCACACGTAGTTCTGCACACCGATGAAGGTGCGAGACATGTACGGGGTCTTGTTCAGGATGAAGCGAGTCAGGTTACGGTTCATGTCTGGGTGATCCAGAATGACCGCCATCACGCCTTCGTTGAACTCGGTGTCATCCGTGTCCTTACGAAGAATGATGATCTCTTCTTCGTCAGTACCTGGAGTTGGCAGGTTGATGTAACCCGTTACCCAGTGGATGTATTCCGTCGAACCCAGCTCGTTGTGAGCCATGGTGATTTGGGTTGCATACTCGTCTGGATCAACAACCTTTTGACGGATGTCGAACAGCTGAGGGTTAACCCGGCCGATGAAGTAGTCGAAGGTATTGAACGCTTCGGTCAACACAGGCGGCGCAATCAGGAAGCACATGGTCTTGTCGTCGTTGTAGACACGGTTCGTTTCCAAACCGTAGGTCGCCGCACGACTCATTGCCAGCGTTTCTTCGATGGTGTACTTCGCATGACCGTTGATGAGGTTGGCATAGATGGCCAGCTCTTCTGGAACACGCAGCGAAGGACGGATCTGCACCAGCTTGCTTGGCTCTACCAAGTGGAAAGCGTCCCACTTGCAGGAAGGTGCCAAGCAGCGCAGGTTCAGGTTGACACCCTTGGTGTTCAGGGACTCGATCAACGCCACCACGAACTGTTCCATATCGTTCAGGGTGATAACGTTGGCCAGTTGGCGGAAGTCGCTGATGTCCGAGACGCTGCACGAGGTAATGCGCGTGGCCAGGAAGTTCCAGATGACGCGGATCGACGCAATGCGAGCAAGGACCGCACTGTTGTTGTTGATCTCACGCACATAGCCGACGATGGTACGACGGATATCGTTCAGCAGGTCGCCCATTTCCAGACGGTTAGGACGAGTGAACGACAGGCTGACGAAGGAGTCACGCAGCAGTACGTCGAAGATCAGCTTGTCGCCGTTCGAACGCAGTGCAGAGCGACGCATTACTTCAGCTGCAGAGAAACCCTTGGTAGAACGAGCAGGCTTCTTACCGACGATGTCGCCAGTAACGTAGTTGCCGCCACGATCGCTGAGGTTGGTGATACCCGCTTCGTTGCAGACATGACTACGAACCTTGATCTCGTCCTGGATCTCCGACATGTACGCATACAGGTCAGCAGCGTGATCGGCGATCTCTTTCGGAGTACGACCAGGATAGGTTTCTGCAACGTACTGTTCCCAGTCGGCATTGGCCTTGTTCATGGTCGATTGGTTAACACGCCCTTCTTGTGCCATCGACACGAAGCTATTGAACGTGAACCACTTACCGATCAGCTGTTGAGCTTCCAGCACGTCTTTCTTGCTGTTGCCCAAGAAGACAGTCAGGTAACCACCAGCCTCACGCTCAGCAACCGACAGCTCGGCAAGCAGAGGGGATGCAGGAGGCACCATAGTGGTCATGGTGGTGTTTGCAGCGTTGTGCTTATCCTGGTGGGTAGCTTTCGCTACCGCAGGTTGTACAGGGGCTGCAGGCTGTGCTGGCGCAGATGCTTGGCCTACAATACCAGCTTCGCCGACAGCACCACTCAGTTCAGTACCTGTGCTGTCGGTGTTAGGAGTATCAGTCATGAAGATAAGTCCTTGTTAATGGTCAGAGGATTTCTTTGGCCAGCGAGGCTTCCAGAGCGCCAGCTTCGTCGACTTTCTGCAGTTCGCCTACCAGTGGGGTCGGTTCTGCTTCGCCTTCAGCATCAGCGTCTGGCAGGAAGTCTTCCAGCGGACGCATGGTGCGGTATTCAGGAGCGATACGAACGATACGCTCGTCGGAGACGCGTGCGCCGAACGCAGAGGAGTGTTCGCCTTCTGCCTTGTGCTCGTTCACGTATTCGTTGATCAGCGCTTCGATTGGCTGCAACAGACCTTCCATCAGCTCCGGGATAGCGAACTGAACAACGTCAGCCAGAGTGTCGATGTAGTGGATGAAGATCGGCATGTAATCTTCGACCTGCTTCTCGGCGTTGATGAACTCGTACATCGCGTGGATGTCTTCCGAGATCGAGATCACCTTGCGGTCGAAGGCTTCGATCATCTCGGCCTGATGCGGCAGGATGTCGTACTTCTTCATGTCGCTGAGACGGGTAACGATTTCGATACCGCCATGCACACCGCCGAGGACCGGGATCATTTCGTTAATGCCGGTGAGCACTTCGATGTTGGTCAGTGCTTTGATCTTGGTCTTGGCGAACTCAGGATCTTTCTGGAGTTCTTTGGCCGTGTCGATCACGCCTTTGGTGGCAACGGCATAGCCGACGCGTGCGTTACGGGCGGCTTTGGCTTGTGGTGAACGACGGTCCTGTTGCTCTTGTCGGCGTCCCAGCTGTTGCTGTGTCTTGGCACGCTCGATGTTCGCAGCTTTCTTTTTCTGTTTCGAAGCTGCCGCACGCTTGGCTTGTTTATTGCTAGACATATGCTATGATTCCCTGATTAATCTAATAGGATAGCCTCAATGCTCATCGAGACTAACGAAGCAGTTATTGTAAGCGAAGGAGAAGACTTTGCAGCCACCCTCCTCGGTGGTATTTGGGTTAGCTTTAAGGACGCTGTCCCCGCGCCTCAGGCTAAAATATTGACCGATGGGTTCAATTTAATTCTGTTGTCTGAACCTGAGTCGTTAATGCCGGGAGTCATCACCGAGATACTCATCGGCGAAGAGTACGACACGAACATCAAGAAGAAACAGATCTATGAACTGATCACCAACAATATAATCGACGTACTTACCAAAATGGGTTTCATCATCAACCTCGATGAAGTTACTCATGAGCGCGTTGAGCAGTTGATCGAGATCGGCAACTTCTTCTACGAGATGGACAACTATGAAGACCTCATTGGTTTGGGTGATGTTCTGGATTCTACTGACATTCCCCCTGTTAGTCGGTTCCTACTGATCCTCCAGAAGTATCTGGGCGACAACGCTGACCTCGGCGAGCATGAACTGCTGATCGAAGACGTCAGTGAAGTGACGTTGAAGGCGGTTCGTGACAACCTGAAGCAGGCCGATGTTGAAGATGGTATCCCAGAGACCCTGATCAAGCGTATACGGGCCAACGTCGAGAACATCCGTGGTACGTACGCCTTTCAGCACGTCACCTCTAACGGTCGCGTAGGGAGCTCAGTAGATACATTGCTGTCCTTCTTCAAGCCTGAGCTGCAAAAGCTCATCGACTATCCCGATCACGACAACCTCGTACAGTATGGTAAGGAAGTCATCGCCATTTATCTGATCTCTGAATTGAATGATCAGCAGATGCGTGACCAGCTCCTAGTCTATCTGAACAACGTCGTGACCGATCACCTTGCGCTGATTGCTATTGAGCAGTTAGTGGAAAAATTGGAAGAGCTCACTTATGCTTAAGATCGACTTCTTTAAACGCTGGTTCGAAATGAAGGCGTATGGAAGCAAGGCGGCCGTACAGTCTGTCATTGCTATCCAGCTGGATGATGAAGACTCAGCTGGCGCCTTCAAGAAGATCCCTGGGGCGGTGTTCGTAGAGAAGGGTAAGTTCCACGCCATGCTAGACGGTGAGCAAGTCACCCTAGAAGGTAATGTGGAAGAACCCTTCGCGGTAATGGACACCAAGTTCAGCTTCCCCGGTGACTTCCACCCTATCCTCAAAGATCAAGCTGTTGAGTCTACTTTCGGACTCATGCTGTTCAACGTGATCCTGTGGTGGGAACCCTTCATGGGTAAGGTGGACTACGTTAACACGTTCTTCACCAAGAAGCTTATCGAGGGTCACATCAGTCGTTTGATGGTGGACAACCCTAAGGAAGGGGAAACTGTTCCTGAAGGTAAGGCGTCGGTTGCAGACTGTCTGAAGTTCACCGAGAACTGCTACTACCTCGAAGGTCTGGGTGCTCACTTCGTTAAGCCGGGCGGTGTGGATGCATTGACTGTGTCCAAGGAGATCCTCAAGCGTAAAGACGAACTCCTGAAGCAACACGCCCACGAACTGAACGATCCTGTTGTCTTCACTGCCATCTTGGATGAGCTGGTGGCAATGGACCGTGCAGAGATGATGAAGGGCAAGTCCAAGAACTTCTTCATTAACGACAAGTTCATTGGTACTGCGCGTAAGCGTATGTTCATTGCGTTCGGTATTGAAGAGAACCCTACCAGCACTGGCTGGGTGGCGTTGCCACGTTCTCTGGACCAAGGCCTTGACCCTGAGCAGATCGTTACTCAGGTGAACACTGCGGTCTCCGGTGCCTACTCCCGTTCCATGGCTACAGGTGAAGGTGGCTCTGCTGTAAAAGAAACACTGCGTCTGATTGGCCGTAGCAAGGTAGAAGGCACTGACTGCGGTACTCCTCGTGGCGAGGTGAAGATCGTCCTGAAGGACAGCGCCAGCTATTGGATGGGTAGCAGTTATATCTCCAATGGCAAAGTGATCTTCATTGACAAGGAAGAACTGAACAAGATCATTGGCAAGCCTGTGGCTATGCGGGTTCCTCAGTTCTGTCTGACTGTTGATGGTGACTACTGCAAGACCTGCTTGGGCGAAGGCTTGAGCAAGATTGCTACCCGCCTGTCTGCTGAAGTGGTACGCGTACCAACTGAGATGATGCTGCAACGAATGAAGGCTCACCACCAAGCCGGTTCGAACACAGTGGTCCTCAATCTCAAGACTGCAATCAAGTAGCAAAAAAATAAACAACCTAAGCCCCCTAACAGCCTGTGAGGGCTGTTAGGGACGCTATGGCTGGTACAGGTCATAGTGGAGCAAAGAGCGGCTCTAAACCGATAAGAGGGGCGCCCGGGGGTAACACCGGAAAGGAGAATGAAGTGTCAGGATAGATGGTGAACATCACCCTGTCCGTTAGATGCATCGAGGCATGCTCAAACCGCTTAGAGAACTCAGGCTGTTCGAGCACACTCTTGATTGCCATGATTTCGCTGATGTCATTGAAGTCACGGATCGAATCTACGATCATCCCCAGCTTGATGCAGATTGCTTCGCGATACTGCGGGCAATACTCCACCAGCTCGTCACCCGGTAACTGCACCCCGTCCTCTTTGTTCTTGTCGTGCAAAATGCTCAACAAGTACTCGACAGAGCTCTCGAACTGAGACTCAGGGTCGTCACAATAATACAACGGGTCAT